CGATAAGGCCACCAGTTAAGAACAAATTGCCGCCATCTGACATATCTAAGGTAAATGGAGTAATTGTAGCTCCACCATCATTACCTTTGATTACAAAATCTTTATCAGATACCGCAGTTGTGATTACATAATCACTTGAACTATTTGTGTGCGTTGCGATTGTAGTTCCGTCATCTTTGAATACGATATCAGCACCGCCAGCATCAAGAATAATATCTCCACCAACATCAAGAGTTAAATCTCCAGCTGGAGATATGGTAGATGCAGTTAGTGTGCTACCAACGACAAGTGTTCCCGATACATCAAGGTTACCATTAACATCAATGGTTGTAGCATTAATTTCTATTTCTGTATCAGCTACTAAGTCTAAAACCCCGTCTGCACTTTGGTGAATATATGTTCCCGAATCTCCAAACTGAAGTTGTCTGGTGCTGTTAAGAAGAACACCTGTATCAGCAACATGTGTGAGTGTTGTATCTTGATCTGCGCCGAAGTAAATTACTGAACTATCTGCAAGATAAATATCAGACCACTCTAATGAAGTTGTGCCAAGAGTGGCACCATCAGCTGACGATGGTGAAAAACTGGTTGTTGCAAGTGCAGCAGTCAGAGTTACTACTGAAGCAGTTGCACTAATACCACTAGTCAAAGAAGATGCATCTCCGATTAGAGTATAAATCTCTAAGAAATTGTCATTAACTTTATCTATAGCTACTCGTAGATTATCGCCAGTGCCATCATCTGCTGCACTACCTATTCCAATTGATTGATTTGCCATCTATACTCTCCTAGTGTTATTTATCATAAAAATATGGTTATTAATCATGTAGGATCACCAAATGGATTAGATTCCGAAAAGTCTAAGACTGTATCATCTAATGTATCAAACAATTCATTTTGTGCGGTCTTGTCATTTACATAATCACCAATATAATAATCTTCAGATATAATATATTCATTATCGCCAGTTTCAAGTAGAATACTTTCACCAAACGACGATGGATCATCACCCACACTAACTGTTGTGGCATCTACAGTAACATATGTTATATCAGATGTATAAGAAGATCGATCTACAGTTAATCCCTCACCAACAACTGATGCATTTTCAAGAGTAATTTGATATTCGGAACTGACAATTGATAGAGAATCTTCTATTGCATCAATTTCAGTAATACCTGTTTCAAGCGTTTCTGAACCATAATCAAACAGACGACACCTCATTTTATAAACTGGGTTGTTGTCCAATTGATGGAAAGGTTCATCATGATCTACAAAGTTAATCTCAAATAATTTTTTAAGTACAGGGTGATAAATTGCATCACCCTCAAGAGGACGATCAGAATCAGTCGCATCAGTTTCATTTATGATATAAAATATATCACCTGATAGCGCAGATTCAGAAATTGAGCCAGCCTCCAATTGAATAGAACCAGACGATGTTGAGTCTGTTGATGTTTCAATCTGTATTTGTTTTGTTTTTTCTTGAAATCTTGTCTTACTTACAACAAAGGTTGCTTCACTTAGGTTCTGTAAACCAAACTGAGACATCAGTTCTTGTTCTCCAGCATAACCACCACCAGAATCTTCCATATACATTTCGATAAGAGATTGGGTGTTGAACTTGGATAGTGCATCTTCACCAAGAACATTATCTTCTGCAACAAGTGTGCGGTCAAGATAATATACATCGTGACCATGAATTTGAATTGCTTCTGCAATCAAATTAGCATATAATGATTGTTCAGCTGTAATTACTTGTCCCGTAGTCATTAGCTTGGACTCCCTACATCACCAAATGGATTTGACTCATTGAAATCCAGCAATGTATCATCTAATTCATCAAACAACTCATTTTGAGCTGTCTTATCTATAACACCATCACCAACATAATAGTCTTCTGATATAATGAACTCATCGCCACCAGTTTCAAGTAGAATACTTTCACCAAACGACGGTGGATCAACCGGCACTAATGTACTATCCAGAGTTATCTCTGAAGAAGAGAGGTCAAAATAAGTAAAATCTAAACTAAACGGTTGGTTAACAATTGATGGATTTTCAAGAGTAATCTGATATTCCGAGCTAGCAATTGATAGAGAATCTTCAATTGCATCAATTTCTGAAATACTTGTTTCAAGCAATTCTGAGCCATAATCGAATAAGCGACAACGTAACTTATATACTGGATTGTTGTCTAATTGATGAAAAGGATCGTCATGATCTACAAAGTTAATCTCAAATAATTTCTTTAGTGTTGGATGATAAATTACATCACCCTCAAAAGGACGATCAGCATCAGTTGCCGCAGTTTCATTTAAAATATAAGATATTTGGCTATCAGAAACCGTACCAGATTCTAATTGAATTGCACCAGATGATGTTAAGTCTGTTGCCGTTTCTATTTCTAATTGTTTTGTTTTTTCTTGAAACTTTGTTTTACTTACAACAAAGGTTGCTTCACTAAGGTTTTGCAAACCAAACTGGGACATCAATTCTCGTTGGCCACCAAAGCCGCCACTAGAATCTTCCATATACATTTCAATGAGAGCCTGTTTATTAAACTTGGATAGAGAATCTTCACCAAGAACATTGTCTTCTGCGACAAGTTTGCGGTCAAGATAATATACAGAGTGCCCTCTATGGTGAATAGCTTCTGTAACTAATTCCGAATATAAAGATTTCTCAACTGCTAAGTGTGTGCGCCACCGAAAAGCACGAGGTTGGTTAGAAATTGCGGCTGGAAGACCGTGAGAATGAAAATGCTTATTAACTGCCATAATTTACCCTACCATGTAGTTAACTGGCAACTCAAATGTAAGCTGAATTTGTTCCTCTAACTTATTAATCTCCTCCAATGCCTGTGAATAAATAGCCTCACCATTCATAGTGACACCACCAAGCATAGCAACACCACTAAACTTAGATAGGTTTGCCCCCCATTGTTGCTTAATAAGAGCAGTTGCATATCTTTTTAGAAATATGTCATCAAAAATATCCGTAAATGTTGTTGGATCAATTTTGCGATAACATTCTGCAATGATAAAGTCTTCACCAGCAATAAAATCGTTTGACCAATCACCATCAATGTAAAGACGATTCTGATGTTGGTTAAATCGAATTGGCGTCTCACCAACAAGAATGTGTTCTAGAAGGTCAAGGTTATCCATGGCCATCTGATACTGAATTACAGAGGTAGAAGATAGATCATAAAGGTCATTAAGACGCAACTGATAACGAACATCAAACATGTTTGAACCACCACCCGTACCTGTGAATGGCCAGACCTGTATCACCGACACAACAGCAGACGGCATTGGAATAAAATTACTACCTTCTAGAAATGTATCAGTAATAGTGTTGTCTGCGGTATCAGTTCCAATTGAGGTTATGTTTGTTTTTGCCCTTGCAACATCTGCTTCAGTAATCAAATGTTTGAGATACATCTTTTCAATACCATCATAATGATATTGTGCAAAATACTGAAGAGCTTCATCAATGCGATCATCTACTTGGTCGTCTGATACGTTAATATCAATAACCCCAGAACCCAATGCTCTTAGGCAATAAGATTTAAATGTTGACTTACTTGTGGGTATGGCCATAAAAGTATCCTTTTTATATATTTATAAGATTTGTTTTATTGCGATACATTTTAGACCTAATTATACCCTACCCATTCTTCGATTAAGAACTCATACTATTATTATAACTTGGTCAATCTTTTCATGAGTTCTCTTGAATAGCTCTCTATGTTTGTTATGCGAGGATTAAAACCGTCCAAACATTCATATATTTGGTTTGCGCCTATCCATTTTGAAATCTTTATATCATAATCTTTGGGTTTTGTGAAAATATTATTCGTATCCTCATATTTCCCAACATCTATTGTTGACATCCATATTGTAAAGTCAGCGTCAAACTCTCGACGTGTTTCTTCTGTGGGACAAATGAAGTCGGCAATTGCAACTCTCCCTGCCATTACCACACCGTCTGAAAGATGTTTCATTCTATGTGATTGTCGAATACGGCCCTCTGTAGAGAAGTCCCAATCATCATATTTCTCTCTTACTTGATTTGCACTAATCCTTGTAGCAAACAATGCTTTTGATATTGTTTCAGCAAAAGTACTCTTACCTGATCCCGGCAAACCCATTATTAAAATTTTCATAATTACCTCAATTCATATAGAATATATTATTAAGTTATTTTTCTTTCACTAACTGTTTTAACAGAGATTTAATCTCGTGCATTTCGGATTTTAGAGTATTAAGTTCTCTAGTTGTTTCACGCATTGCATCTCTCTGTCTTTGTGCTTCACTCGCACGTTTTTTTGCAACCTCATATGCATTTACATTGTTATTTATAATACCATGGCTACCAGTATCTTTAACATAATTTTCTTGATCTTTTATTTTTAAAAATTCTGACATATTATGTTGCCAAAGCTAAAACACGAAGATTTTTAATCAATGGTGGTAGAGCCTGATTTGTTGTTCTCATAACAATTTTAATTTGAAATGCAATAAATTCTTCCAATAAAGAACCAATACCATCATCCTTCACACCAGCAGTATATTCATGTTCGATGAATTCAGACCTTCTTTCAGAGGGGCGAGTTGTAACATCTGGCAAACCAGAACCAGCAACAGTTCCATCATCATTGAAGAAATTAAAATTCATCTCATCAAAATCAAAATCATCATCAACTCGTAAGGTTTTAAACAACACTTTAATACTTGCATCAGGTAATCGCACTGCATCAAGAAGAACTCTTAAAGAAGTTGCAGGAGTTTCTAGGTTAATTTTCTTGGTAAGATAAATTGCTGAATTGTTGTCCCCCTCTGGTTCTGTCATTGATTTGTATATAGATGTTGGATATACATCAGAAGAGGAATCAATCTGATTTATCTTATTTGACACAGCAACCATAGATAATCTTTGTGTATCAATTACAGGAGATAATGCATCTAAATCTGAAGTTAAAGTCATTGGAACACTAAGAGATTTAGCACCAGCCATTTCGTTTGTTTCATTAATACCAGATGCAACCAGTTTAGTTGCTTCCCAATAATAATTATCTTGAAGGGGAAGAATTCTATTAGTTGTTGATTTCGAAAATGAAGTTTCAGTACCGTTTGGACTTGTTCCACTAGTTGCTAAGAACCCAGCATTAATTTTGGTTCTTGCAGGAACCAAAAGACCCATATTGGTCGTAGAAACATCATATTGAGAATTTTCTGTTGCAGTAGCAATACTGCCACCAAAAACTGAAGTGCTACCAGCACCATCAACAACTGGTGTAGTTGATAATGTGACGGTATAGCTATCTGTTTGAATATTAGCAATTGCAGTATGTGTCTTATTAAT